AAGTGACCAACCCATTCGACAGCAACGAGTACCATCAGGCGTACAAGTCCTTCATGCGTGGCAACGAAGATGCCAGCGTCATGAACACGTTGCACAATGCCAAGAAGGCAGCGTTTAAGACACTGACCGAAGCAACCAACAACGACGGCGGCTTCACGGTCCCAACGACCATCAACCGCGAGATTGTCGCACGCCGTGACGAACTTTCGTTCTTGGGTCAGATTGGCTTCACTCGCGTGCAAACGGAGTCATGGAAGCACATCATGCCTGCGCAGTCCGTCAAGGCAACCCCGGGGATTGTCGCCGAAGGTGTGACCGCAACAGCCAGCGAGCCAAACCTCGCCAACTCGAAGACCATTCAACTGTACAAAGACACCCTCGAGTTCGCTTTGTCGGATGAACTCATGGCCGACACGTCATCAAACCTCGAACAGTTCTTGCAGAATGAAATCGCTCGTGCGATGGCAGTCAGCGCCAACAACTACATCGTCAACGGTTCCGGCTCGTCACAGCCTTACGGCTTGTTGACCCGCGTAACGAACACCTTCGCATTCAGCGCAACGGCAATCACCAACGCGCAAATCGTCGGGCTCAGCACCGACGTTGCAGGCGAATACCTGACCAACGGCGAGACCGGCTTCATTATGCAGAACTCCACTTGGGGCGCATTGAAGACCCTCGACCTCACCAACTACAACCGCATCACGGACACCGTCAACGGTAACCGCACGGTCGAAGGTTGGCCGGTGATGTTGTCAGCACAAATTGCCGCAATTGGCACGACCAACAAGTCGGTCATCTTCGGCAACTACGCATACTACGCATTCGTAGAGCGTGCAAGCGGTGTGCAGATTGAGCGCTGGCGCGACGTGCGCAAGGGCTTGACCTACATCGTCGCTTCATGGCGCTACGGTGGCGACGTGACCCAAATCGAAGCCTTCTCGGTCGGCGTCCACGCTTAGTCAATCAGGGAGGTGTCAAGGAATCCTTGACACCTCCCTATAAACGGAGTCCCCACTATGAAGATACAAATGTTATCGGGCATCGTGTTTCGCGACGCAGAAACCAAAGCGTGCACGACGTACCAAGCCGGCGACGTTATCGAAGTCAGCGAAGTCGACGCGAAGATTCTCATCGCCGAAGGTTCAGCCGTCGCGTTGGAGAACGAAGCGCCAGTCGAGAAACCGAAGCGCACGACAAAGGTGGTCTAAGTGGCATACGCAACCGCTGCGGATTTGCGTGCGTACATCGGCGCAACCGCTACGACGGACGACACACAACTCGGTAACGCGGTGAGCCGTGCGCAGACCGAAATCGAACGACAGACGCACCGGCTCTTCGAGGCGGCCGCAGACACCACACGGTACTATACGCCGTTGTGGCGTCGTGATTATCTGGGCGACCTTGAAGACGACGGGCGTACCTTGTGGCTCGGTGCGGACCTGTGCGCCATCACATCGATAACCAACGGCAACGGTACCGCGGTCTCGTTGTCCGACGTCGTCATGGTCGATAAGAACATTACGCCATGGTACGCAATCCGGCTCAAAGACTCTGCAAACGTCGAATGGACATTCACCGGTTCACCGGAGTATTCCATCAGTGTGGTCGGTCGCTTCGCATACTCAACGACGCCACCAGCGGACATCGTCAACGCGACGCTCATGCTTGGCGCGTATCTGTACCGACGCCGCGAAGGTGGCCCGGATACTGACCGCAACATCATCAGCGCAGACGGCGTGCTTATGGCGCCGGGACGGTTCCCCAGCGACGTGACGACCATCATCAAGAAATACGTGAGGCACTCGTGACGTCACAACTCGACAGCATCCTTGACGCGGTCGAGGCAATGACCGTCAGCGGAGTGACGACGGTATACCGCGGTTCATCGCTGAAGGACTCCGCAGAAATTGCGGACATCCCCATGAGAATCATCAGCGCAATCGGTATGAGTTCCGCACGTGTCCAAACAAAGACGCTCGGCGGGACTGGCCACGTGATGATGGCGGAGTGGACCATCACCGACCTCGCGTTGCTACGATCCGCAGGCATGGGCTTGGGATTGTCGGACATTGCGCCAAGTGTCGAGGCGTACCTCGGTGCGTACCACGACGCAGTGCGCTCGTTGTCGGCTCCGTCGTGGGCAGTGATTGACCTACGGTGTCGTGCGCAGGTCTTAGAATTCCCAGCGGCATCGGGCCGCAATTATGACGCCGTCGTGGCGACCCTCGTGTTCCGTGAGATTAACCAATAGGAGACCTTAGACATGGCACAAACCACAGCAGCCGTTAACGGCGTAGCCTCAACGGTCAGCATCAAAGTTGCGTCCGGTTCGTACGTTGACATCAGCGGAGCCACGCAGAGCGTCGACGCCGCAACCGCCACCGTAATGAACTCCGACACCTACACGCTCGACGGGAGCGGTGCAATTATCCTCTTGGGCAAGTATGAGCCCGTTGACGTCACCGTCAACATCTTGTACACCGAAGTGCTGACCACGGAACCGTTCATGGTTGCGCAGGCCGCCTTCGCAGCCAAGAGCGCAGTACAGATTAAGTGGTTGCCGAAGGGCGCCGCCGCAAGTGCGAACAGCATCGAGACCGCAGCCACGGGCTACATTACGTCCATCGACTACCCAGCCGTCGACGCATCGTCAGCCGATGCGCTCATGGTTTCCTTCACTGTACGTTGCCCCGGCATCACGTACACTGACGTCGCATAGTAGGGCGTGCGGTCATGGTGGGGCGTGACCGCGTGCCAACATTTAGCCCCACCCATTTATTACAAAGGAGATACCCCACATGTCTCACGAATACACCGTCGACGATTCAAAGTTGACCATTGGCGACTTGGTCAAACTGCAGGCCGGCAAAGATGACCTCAGCGTCACCGTTGCGATCCTGCGCAAGTGCGTCACCGTCACCGAGGGAGACTTTGAAGACATCCCGGCGAAGCACTTTCCGGCAATCGTCAAAGCCGTCCTCGGTTCGTTGTCGCCATCACTGGGAAACTAAGAACGGCGCTCAGCGCTCACTTATGGGTGGGCGAAGAGGCGCCGGTCGAATACATACGGCTCGTTATGTGTCGCGACGTGTACCACTGCACACCGACGGAACTTGAGGCGGTCCCTTGGCGAGTCATCCAAGAAGACCTCACCATGATGCACGTTGAACGTCAGATACGCGAGCGAAGGAATAAGAAGTAATGGCCGAAGAGACCGTACTTATACGCTTTACGAGCGAAGACAACGCAAGTAAAACGACGAAGACCGTCAACGACGGGCTCGACGATGTCAGCACCAAAGCCGGCAAAGCGGGCTCGTCGTTTTCCAGCATGGGCACATTGATGACCGGCGTTTTGCAAGGCGTCGGTCAAGGCATTGCAGGGTTCGCCATGCAGATGGGCAGCAAAGCACTCGGTGCAGTCACTGACTTCGTCGGCGGTGCAATCGGCGAGGCATCTGCATGGAACTCCGTGTATGCACAGACCGAAGCCGTCATCAAATCGACGGGGAGCGCCGCGGGACTGACTGCGAAGGAAATGGCCGAGATGGCGGGCAACATGAGCGCCGCGTCGGGCCAATCGTTGTTTTCCGATGACGCCATCCTTGGCGCGCAGAACGTTCTCGCGACGTTCACCAACATCAAGGGCGAGAACTTCGGCGGCGCGACGCAGTCCATCCTCGACATGTCGCAAGCGCTGGGTATCGACCTCGACAGCGCCGCGATGCAAGTCGGCAAGGCACTCAACGACCCCGTCGCGGGCTTGTCGGCCCTGAGCCGAAGCGGTGTTCAGTTCACCGCGGAACAAGAGGCCATGATTAAGTCCATGGTCGAGGCGGGGAACGTCGCCGGGGCCCAAGAGATTATGATGGCTGAACTGAACACCCAATTCGGTGGAAGCGCCGCGGCTGCGGTGGACACCTACGCAGGTCAGCAGGTCGTACTCAAAGAAAAGATGGCGGACATTCAGCAGACGCTCGGCGAAGCACTGATGCCCATCTTAATGGAATTCGGTTCATTCATGGCCGACACCGTCGTTCCCATCATTGCGGACGTCGTCAATTCGTTGTCGGACTGGATTACTTCGATGCAAGAATCCGGCACCACGTCGGCAGTCTTCGACACGATCCGCAACGCCATCGCAGGCATACCGGGCGTACTCGCAGTGCTGAGCAGTGGTCTTGCAACAGTGCAAACCTTCTTACAACCGCTGACCGATGCGTTCATGTCTTGGGTCGGCGTCGTTGTGCCAGCGTTGACGCAGGCAGGCGGAGCAATTGCGGAGTATCTTGGGTCGCCAACGGTGCAAGGCTACATCACCACACTGACAACAGTGTTGGGAGCAATGGCGACCTTGATTCGCGACGTCCTTGTGTTGGCGTTCAATGCTTCGGCCATCGCTTGGGAGTATATGAGTCAGGCGTTTGTCATCGCATGGCCATACATTCAAACCGTGTTTGATACGTTCTTTTCACTTGCAACCATTGTCGGCAATGCGGTCACAGGCATTCTCACTGCACTGTCTCAGGTCGTCAAAGGCGATTTCACGGGAGCCTTTGAAACAATGAAGAAAACCGTCGGCACTGCGTTGGAAGACCTGTGGGCCTTCTTTGTCGACCTCGACAAGAACCTGAACACATTCTTTGATGAGATTACACCCAAGGCGTTGGAACTGGGAACGAACATCATCAACGGTATCGCCGCCGGTATCAAGAACGGCGCCGGAATCGTTGCGGATGCTGCAAAGAATGCGGCGTCGGCGGCCTTCGATGCGGCGAAGAAGTTCCTCGGTATTGCATCGCCGTCAAAACTGATGCGCGACCAAATCGGCGTCAATTTTTCCAAGGGCATGGCGGAGGGAATCATGGACGGGCTACCTTCGGTCATCGGAGCGGCAACCGATACCGCGGCCACTGCGGCCTCGACGGTGAACAACATCACGCTCACCGCCAACTACAGCAACGCACAAAGTGAGTCGTCACTCATCGCCGACGCACGCGCATGGATGATGACGATGGGGAGTGCGTCATGAAGTTAGAACTTTACCGAGGCAGTGCGATATGGCAATTCAATGTAGATAATGGCGGCTACGGTGGCGCGACAATGTACGTCACCGGGGCTGTTAATTGGGGCATTTCGCCGCTACATCGAATCACACAACGGGGACCATTTCAAGAAGGCGATACAGACATTGACTATCGCCTCGACCCGCGTGTCATCAACTTGCCGCTCGTTGTTCCCGGCGATTCATATGACTCTATGATGAATAACCGCGAGAAGGTCGCCGCAATGTTTCGACCGGGCAACGATGTTGCTACGTTGCGCCATACGCTAAACGAAAACTCCTCCCCTTCGTTTCAAATTGTGCGGTGCATCGACGTCAAGGTTGCCGGCGCAACAATGGACTCCACACCGACCGACTTTAACGTGCGCGCGGTGTTGCAACTTCGTGCCGACGATCCGACATGGTACGACCCAACGCAAAAACCGATTATGTTGTCGGGCATTCAATACGGAACACCGACACCGTATCCGAAACCGTATGGTGTTCCGTACGGGGCAACGTCAATCAACAACAATTATCAATTGGCATATTATGGAACCGTCGTTTCGTATCCTGTGTTGGAATGCGTCGGTCCGCTTACGGGTCTCGTTATCGCCGACGGTCTTGGTCATCAAATCACCTTTGACGACCCAATACCGGCCGGAGAAACATACTTCATAGATTTACGCTATGGACAAAAGACCGTATACGACAACAACGGCGTGAACCAGTTCAGTGCGCTAAACATTGCAAGTGACCTAGTCAACTGGGGACTGTATCCGGAGTCTTCATTTCTTGGCGGGTACCAAGTCATCGGCGTATCGGCAACGGGCACAGACTCCAACTCAGCGGTGTACATGTACTACAACGTCCGATACGTCGGCATATAAGGAGTCTAAGAAATGGCAGAGCAATCTATTGGAATGGCGACGGGGACCGGGGCTGCGTACGGTGACGGTAACGTCGGGAGCGGCTACGCATCATCGCGCATGACCGCAATGGAAACCAAGACCCTCAGCGACGGCGTTCTTCAGGTTGGCGGTAAATTGGCTATGACCGGCGTTGGAACCGGTACGCTGACCATCGCAGACGGCGCCGCGGTTGTCGCCGGTTATTTCTACGAGAACACTTCGTCAGCCGGCATCGTCATCTCATCGCTGGCCAATGCGACCTACAACGTGGTGATTCTGCTGAACAACACCGCAGGGTCAATCACCGTATCGCGGAGCGTCGCCGGCACGACCGTGACAACCTACTCCGTGCGTCTCGCCGTGGCAACCGCTGCGCAACTCGTCGGTCAAACCTACATCACCATCGGAACGATCCAAGTATCCGGCGCCGTCATTGCTGCGGCTGGCATCGTGCACAACTATGCGATGTACGGAACAACCACGCAGTTACCTTACCAAGCATACGCGTCAATGAGCGGCGGTATTGCGACGCTTACGCTGGCAAATACCTCGTATGATTTGTCTAGTTTTGGCACACCGACAACATCGGGCGAAGGTATCATAGTTGCGGACAACATCAACAATACAATGACCGTAAAGCGTGCGGGTCTGTATTTAATAACAGGCTTTGTGAACTTCACATCGGGCACCACGGGGAATCGATTAGTTACGATTAACGTAAACGGAGCAAACGTTTCTTCGACACGTGCCGCAGCGGGGGGCGGAACAAGTCAAACAATTACGCAAACAGGACTGCATGTTTTGGCAGCAGATGATGTCGTAAAAATTGTGCTTCAAACCACATTAGCCGGTCAATCTGCGTCTTCTGGTCTGTTCAATATAGTACGAGTGTAATTATGGCAGTACAGTACGTCATAAAACTGTACGACGATGGCGGGGTGCCGATTGGCATTGTCACCCCGCTCGACATCGCCGTTGTGCACAAAGTCAACACGCCAAGCGTCGCGACGTTCTCGGTCAATCTCAACGCGCCGGTCGTCAAGGATTTGGACGCTGGCTACATCATCGAAATTGTACGCAGTGACGTCGACGCCGATATGCAGGCGTATACGGAGTTCACCGGCTTTATACGCTTCTGGGATCGTTCGTACGGACAGAATCCCATCATGAGCGTCACGGCAATCGATGCAAAGTGTATCCTACAGTCGCGCATCGTTGCATGGTATCCGAATCTTCTCGGCGTCTCGTTCTTCAAAACTGCTACGTATCCAACGGCGTCGTCAATTCTCACGAATCTGTGGAACTACAACATCGGCAGTCTCGCCAACGGCAACCCTCCAGTCATCACTGCTGACCTCACGCGTCGCTACGGCTCCAACCTTGGACGGTGGACCGACGGACGAATTACGACGGCCACCAATGCAACGAACCTCGGCATCGGCGACGCCATCGAAGTATCGTGCAGCGGTGAAAATGTGTACGACACCATGGTCAAAGTGGCTGACATCGGCAGTCTCGACTTTACCGTCAATTTTAACCGTGCCACGCTGGGCTACTCGTTGTTCTACGCTGACAACCTCGGTGCAAACCGTACCGCGACGGTAAAGTTCAGTCAACAGAACAACACCGTCGGCAATCTCAGCAGGTCAACGAACATCATGAACTACGCTTCGTTGTACCACGCTGTCGGAAGCAAAGGGAAAGACAAAAACCCAATCCGCACAATCTACCCAACGACCGCACCGACCGGCGTCGCATTGCGCGAGGCATACGTCAAGGGCGCCGACCAAACCAATACGAATCAACTGCGCAACCTCTCGTATGCACGGTTCCGTCGACAGCGCTTCTTGATTCAGTCGTACGACATCGAGGTTTTGCAGTCGTCCACGTGGCGCTACGGTCGCGACTACTACCTCGGCGACTTGGTCAGCGTCGATGCGAAGACAGCCACTCCGCTGACGCGCAAAATCTTCGCCGTGTCGTTGTCGATGAACTCGCAAGGAGTTGAGGAGGTGCGCATTGACTTGGCTGCAAACTGACGAAGCGCAACTGATGCGGGACCGAGTCAGCACGATAGAGCGCCGCGATGACGCGGTGTTCATCTCACTGACACGCACCGCAACGCTCAGCATTACCACGGCTGGCGTAAACGTGACATGGCAGAACGAAATCGACAGCGGAGGTAACTTCACGTGGTCAGGCGCAACCATTACGGTGCCGATGGCGGGATACTACAAGGTGACCGTCGTTGGCTCGTTGGCGATACGCGACAACTTCCACGGTGATTTACGCGTCAACGCCATCGAAGTATGTTCAATGGGCGTCGGTGCGCTTCGAGATGTGAAGTTTATGCACACCGTTTGTCGATTCTTCAAAGCCGGCGACGAGGTCCAGTACCGAGCCACGACCACGACGGGCACGCACACGCTCCAAGTGGTCACCGAAGACGCGGCCGGCGAGTCGCCTATGTTTCATATGGTGCTTCTATGAATCTATACCGCATTTTTAAACCGCAATACATCACGTTTGAGTACTGGGATGACTACGGCAATCAGTACGCCGACATTGTCGAAGGTACGCCGTTTGTAGATCGTCCGTACACCGAAGCCGAAGCATTGCAAGCACTCCGCACAGAACGCAATCTGCGCCTCGTTAATTCCGATTACACGCAATTGCCCGATGTGAATCTTACCGAGGCGCAGGTTGAAGCGTGGCGCGTGTATCGTCAAGAACTGCGAGACATCACCGACGGCTTGGTGTGGAACGTGACGACGTGGCCGGCGAAACCGTAGTATACTGACCTCATCGCCGCGGTGTCCTATTCTTGGCAGAACTGCATCGCGGTGATACAATACAAACGTCGTACGCGGTGCCTTTCCCGCTGACGGTCATCTGCACAAACACCGCCACATCCGGGGCGGTGTTTGTGTATACAAAGAACCCCACGCAGTTAGGATGCGTGGGGTTCTTTGTTCTGCTTTGTACGTGATGCGCGCCGTTAGGTGCACGCTCGTCACACATCGACGTCGGTCGTCACCGAGCAGAGCGAACAGCGGACGTTGATTACGATATCTTGTGACCGGCTGTTTGTCGCAAATAATTGTAGCACGCGCGAAAACGTACGGTCTATTCATCAATAAAGCACTTGACAGCATGATTGTGTATACGCTAATATAACCGTGGATGATTTGTAACAGAAAGGCATTGCGATGGAAAACACCTTTATCACTTGGCTGTGGGCAACGAAGGGCGCGACGTACCGCGTCAAGATTGTGACGCAGACCCGCAACGCAGACGCGTTGTACACCTACGAGCAGGCCATGGAGATGGAACAATCGATTCTCCGCATCGTGCAAAAGTCTTGGGTCGGCTCAATCACGCTGACCGCACCGTGTGGCTGTACGTACCGCTTCGAGAAGACCGAGCACCACGCCGACACCGTCTGCGATACGCACTGGGTCCGTGCGGTGTTCAACGGTGACGTCGATGAGTAAGCCAACGATTGACACCGACCTCGAGCAGGTCAGCGCAGAGGTTCGCGAATTGCGCCGTCGGTTGTTCGTCTACATGACGATGCGGGAAAAAGAGCGGTACACCATGCTCATGGCGAGGATGGCGCAGTTGTCCCGGGTGATTACGCAACGCAACAAAGAACATGAGGAGGGCGAGCGATGAAACACACACACGTCAAAAACATCACGGAGTACGCCGACGCAGCAGAGCGGGCCGTCATTGACATTCAACGTATGGCGATGATGTACCGCAAGAACCCCAACGAGTTGACACGGTGGGACCTGCAACAGTTGGTCGGCGAGTTGTACACGAAGACCTGCGCCATGATTCACGAGTCGAGCATGATCAGCGTCGAGGAAATCGAAGAAGCCAAGGAGACAAAGCGATGATGGAAATTCTGGCAACATTGGCAAAGGGCGAAACGACCGAAAATCTGCTGCAAGAAATGCGCAAGATTATCGCAGACATCAAACAGAATGCCAAAACTGCGGAAGCAATGGGATTACCTTTTATGGTACCGCAGTCTATCAGCGCACGGTTTTTGGCATTTGACAGGGAATTGACGAGCCGGGGCGTTGTGTTTACTGATGAGGAAGAGGCAAAGTAATGATGCGTTTATTATTTCCCAAATGGTTTCCGGAAAAGGAAACAGAGCAAACACCATTGCTTGATATTGACGCTGAATTTCGCGAAGGCATGCGCATACATCGTAAATTGGTATGTGAAACCGAATACCGGCGATACAAGGATTGCAGCATTGAAGGATTGGCCGAAGGATACGGCATGCTGCATCTCACCGACCGAAATCACGCTGAGAATATTACGCTCGTTCCTGATGGCATACGAATGACGTTTATCTATCACAACAGTGAGAGCGGCGACAAAGCATGCACTGCGGTATTGCACGACAGACCGCTGTACTACGATGAAAAGATACATGGAGAACGAAAAACCGCACGTGTCTCGGTGTTTATCGGCGATGACGTCGCGATACTCCCAGCGCTTAGGGTTGCCATTGCAGAATTGATTCGACAACGCAACGAAAACGAGGCAAAACAATGACCACCGTTGTACTCGGTGCGGTCATCATGGCGGCGGTGTTTATCCTGAGCACCGCCATCGTTGAAAGGTGGAAGTGATGCCTATTTACTTGATGTTTGGTCTTGGCCTTGCAGTGATTACCGGATGGGCGATTGTCGGATACGTTTTATTGCACGGAACACGAATGCATGTGCTGGCTTTGTTCTTGTTTGCTTGGCTGCTTGTATTGGCGTTTTGGATATTGCAGGTATAAATTC